ATATTTTTGTTTTTTTAATGAGGTCCTATTGAATTTAGTAGATGTTTCTAGTATAGTGTCAATAACCATATTTGCTCTACCTTCGTTTAAAACTTTAGATTTTAAAATAGATTCATATAATTTATACTCTTTTCCTAAGCTGGTGTTAATAAAATATTCTTTTAATATGTCAATAGCAGGTGAATTACCTCCTTTTAAAGTATCAGCAGTTATTTGTCGTACTAACAGTTCGAATAATATGCCTGTATTTTTGTACTTTGAATGTTTTATTTTGGTCATCAAAATATATTTATTTATAAATATGTAAAAATTATTGTTACTTTAATTGGGATTCATCTAAAAGTGTACTGTCGTCCTTATCCGCTTGAAATACCAACTTTTTCTTGGTTAAATTTTCAAATATTTGTTTATTTTGTAAATAAACTGTAGTGGCATTTTCAAGAGCTAATGGACTACCTTTAGATTTAGGGTTAATTGAATTACCATCATTCTTATCCTTATCTTTCATACGTTTAACCCCTAACCTATCTTTACCAAAGTTATCGGCTTGAGTATTTCTTTTAGTAATAGAATTTTGTGGGCGTCCTAGTTTAGGATCGTCGTCATTATAACCATCAGGTACATTACCTGGATCAGACATTGTTCTTCCTTTACCATATAATGAGGCTAGATCATGTGGAGTACCATATGATTTACCCGTTTCTATGGGATCATTACCTTCAGCTTTTATTTGATCAATTCTAAATTTACGTTTAGCATCTTGTCTAGCTAAATCTCTATATTCATCAAATTGGTCTTCGCTAAAGTGATAAACATGATCATATATCCAATCAGAGGGTACTAAACCTTGTTCTAATAAAGTACCAGCTAATTCGGTTTTAGATTTAAGTAATTCAATTTTTTCTTGTTCTAAGATAATTGAAGGACTAGACATTTGAATAGTGAAATTTGTTAAAGTTTCATCTGTGTATCCTTGTGTGTATAAATGGACTAATGCTATTTTATTTAATTCAGATAACATTATCCTTTGTATTCTTTCAATTGTTCTTGCAAATCGAATATCTTGTTGTGCTAAAGTAGCTTTACCTTCTACACCTTCTTCATATCCTAAAAATGCTTTTGGTATTTTAAGGGCAGCAAATAATTTACCTCTTAAATACTCTACATCTTGAATACCATCATATTGTAATCCAGGTGTAGTTTCTATTTTTGTTGTCGCATCGTTTCCTCTTATTGGAATATAAAAATCTTCCATCATATTCATCTGGTTGTACTTTAAATTGTAGTCTCCAGTTTTATTATCTTGGAATGGTGTACGTTTAAGTTGAGAAATTGTTTTCTGCATAAACGTTTCTATTTCATTTGGTGGGATAGAACCAACATTCATATAAAATATACGTTTTTCAGGAGCACGAGCAATTCTATGAATTAACATCGCATCTTCCATTAACACATATTGTTTATATAATTTTCTAGCAGGTTCAATATATGCTCTACCATAAGGTAAATAGTTAACATCAGAAATTAATCTAAAGTGAGCCATTTCGTAATTATCAAAGAAAATACCAGTTTCATTTTGTAAATTAGCACCTGCGCCTGCTACTGGATACATACCTGAACTTAAATTATCCATCCCATCTGGGGCGTATCTGTATCTTACTTCAGCTGGGTTATCAGGATTATAACCTTCTTGTCTCTCAATGTGATATGCTGTATATGGGATAACATTATAAACCCCATATTTTTCAGCTATTTCTAATTTTAAGAAAAAATCACCATACTTACACATTTGTCTAACCCACATCCAAAGATTAAATTCTATATTTAATACATCATAAAATAAATTATATAGTATTTTTTGAATATCTTCATTAGCACTTCTAATTTGTAAAACTTCACCCATATCATTTTTTAGGGTAGATTCATCAGCTAGTATGTCTAAAGCAGAGGCTATAATTGCGTCTTGATCCATTAAATCATATTCTGAATATAATTGAGGTCTAAGATATTGGTAATTCTGGTTGAATTGAGCCCCATAAAGTGAAGTAGGACTAGTAGAATATATTCTATTATATCTGTCTACTAATGAATTAGTTTCTAATTCACCCGTAGACTGAATTTTACCACTATCTATTACTTTTACTTGATTCCCACCTACATTTCTGATAATTACATCGGTTGAGAATAATCTTTTTAATCTTGTAAATACACTTTTATTAGCCATAGTTTGTTATTATTATTATAAATATTATTTAGAAGAGCCATCTAATGTCTTCTTTACCATCTCCAAAATTTTGTTCATAGGGGTTTTTACCATTTTGATTACCACCATAACCTCCTTGGTATGGGGTTCTATTTACCGACATATTATTTAATACATTCTTTGTTGAATCTAAACCTCGTTGTCTTTGAATAAGGGCTGTATCTCTAATATACATAGCTATACCAAACGCCATTACCAAATCATCGTTATATCCTGTTTGAGCTTCTGCCCTACCATTTTTCCAAATAAACACCTTCATTTCTTCAACTAACCTCTTTGAATGGATAGTTACACCTTTATCTGATATATATTCTTGAAACTTACCTATTACCATAGGACGTGTTCTAGATGACATTGTAAAACCTGCTACCATTTTTGAATGATCTTGATATTTATCAAAATACGAATTAGCATTGGAGGAATCACTCTTTTGTGAATAGTAAAGATTAGAATATTGTCTATCAATAGCTACTTGTATAGTAGCCCAACCAATATTAGCATTTTCTATAACTAATAAAGCCTCATTATATTCTGTGGCTAAACCTACTAATAAATGTCCAAATTCTTTAGTACCTAATTGTCCCTTATATTCTGCTACTTGAGTATTACTTTCAACATCTATTACATGACAAGTGGAAAAATCTTTTCCATCACCTCTAGCGACATCTGCTACCACAATGTAATCCCTTGTATAATCAGGTGATTCCCAAACCCATAAGTTTTGGTCTGCTCCTCTACGTTCTAAAGGTTCTTTGATGTGGGTCTTTTCATAAAATTCTAGATACTCACTATAAAATACAATGTCACCTGATGTACTAAAATCACAATCACATTCTTGTGCTGCTAATCTAGGATCTCCTAGTAGTGAATCTTGTGCTTTTCTCCAAGTCTCGTCTCTTTCAGGATGAACATACCATGGGAGTTTAATGGGTAAAAATTCATTTTCCCCACTTTCAGCTTTAACCCACGTTTGGTGAAACCAGTTACCTGTACCATAGGGTGTTGATAATACAATAGCACCACCACCCGTTGCTAGGGTTTGTTGTGCGGAGGCCCATGTCTCAGCAATATTATCAATAAAAGCTGCTTCATCAATTATTAATAATGATACTGCTTCCGAACGTGCGGCATCAGCATTTGATGATTTTGCTTGTATCTTTGAACCATTTACAAGTCTAAGGGATAGTTTATTATTTTCAGCAGCATCTACTTTTAACCATGAAGGTAAATTTTCCCACATGAATTGTACTTTAGTTACTAAATTTCTTGCTGTTGCCTGTGTAGTAGCTAAAGCTAATACGTTTCGATCTCTATGGAAAGTCATTAACCAAAGAGAGTAACCTGATGCTAAGGTAGATATACCCAATTGCCTAGATTTTAATATAGCGCTATAATCGTTGTTTTGAAATAACGTTAATACTTTTTCTTGAAATGGGTACAGGTTAAATTGTATGCGACCACGTTGTGGATGCTGTATATAACAGTATTTACGCATAAAATGTACTGGGTCCTTAGCACATTTAAGATATTCTTGGCGAATTACTTTTTTTATGTCTGACATGCAGTTATTTTAATATAAGTATTACTCCACCGATTGCTATTAGTCCTGCTCCACCCAAAAGTTTATTTTTAAGTCTTTGTTTTTTAATTTCAAGTCTTAATTTATCGTTTAGTTGTTTAGTAAATTCTAATTGGGATCCTTTAGTTGACAATATAGAATTAAAATTAGTAATTTGAAAATGGAGGTTGCTAATAATACTATCTTTTAATACAACTTTTTGTTCTAATAATCTTGTTTTACTTACACTAAGTGATAATTCTTTTTTAATACCATCCCCAATAATTAAATCCTTAATTACTAGACGTGCTATTGGTTTTTTTAATCGAATCGAGGTACTGTCTATAACGTTCTGTGAAAAACTGTTCAAGCTCATCATACCTATAAGAATCAACATTATTAACTTTCTCATCTGTTTGTTTTTTTAATATAACTATTTTGTTATCTTGCTTACTAATTTCTTGATCTAGTACTGAT